GGTGGTATTGTTGCAGGTACTCCTACGTCTCTCGGCATATAAAGGAGGTCTAAAAAATGGCTATTTCACGCGCACAACTGGCAAAAGAGCTAGAACCCGGCCTCAACGCACTTTTTGGTATGGAGTACGGTAGGTACGAAAACCAACACGCTGAGATTTTCACTACTGAAGCTTCGGATAGAGCATTCGAGGAAGAAGTTATGCTATCCGGTTTTGGAGCAGCACCTACTAAATCAGAAGGTTCTGCCATTAACTTCGACGACGCTAACGAAGCATACAGTGCTCGTTACAACCACGAAACCGTTGCGCTCGCCTTCTCAATTACTGAGGAAGCAATCGAGGACAACTTGTATGACCGCCTTGGCAGTCGTTACACGAAAGCCCTCGCTCGTTCAATGGCTCACTCTAAGCAGGTTAAAGCTGCTGCAGTTCTGAACAATGCGTTCACTGCGGGTACTTCTGCTGGCGGCGACGGCGTTGCACTTTGTGCTACGAATCACCCGCTTACAAACGGTGGGACTTTTGCCAACGAACCGACAACTCCTGCGGATTTGAATGAAACATCTCTTGAAGATGCTTTGATCAACATCGCTGGTTATGTTGACGAACGCGGTTTGAAGGTTGCTCTTCGTGGCATGAAGTTGATGATTCCTCGTCAACTGCAATTCGTTGCAGAACGTTTGATGGTTTCCAACTTGCGTGTTGGCACATCAGACAACGATACGAACGCTATTCGATCAATGGGTATGTTGCCTGACGGATATTCCGTCAATGACTTCTTCACTGATCCAGATGCGTTCTTCATCAAAACTGATGCGCCTCGAGGCTTTGTTCACTTTGAGCGGACTCCGCTTTCCACTAACATGGAAGCTGATTTCGACACAGGGAACATGCGCTTCAAAGCACGGGAACGTTATAGCTTCGGCTTCAGCGATCCACGTTGTATCTTTGGCTCCCCTGGAGCCTAAGACCCTCTCCTTCCAAGGGGGACAAGGGGCAACTTCGGTTGCCCCTTTCTTTTTGTTTTGAAAACGTGTACTGTAGGGCATCCCTGACAGTCGTACTTTGCGGCTGACTTAACCCCGACAGGAGATTCTCATGGGTAATTCTACTTTCAGCGGACCAGTGCGTTCGCAGAACGGTTTTCAAGACATAACAACCAACGCTACAACTGGCGTAGACACTACTAATTCTACCTACGGAAACAACGCCATTATAGGCGGCGATCTTACGGTACGTGGGTCTATCCTTTCTGGTGGTGCGCACCCCGCGCTGAACGGTCTAGCTGTAACGGCTAAAGCCACCGCTGGTACAGTTACTTACGCTGCTGGAATTAACGTCAACCCATTCACTGGTGCCGCACAGCAAGTTACTACTCTGCCAGCAGCGACAGTAGGTGTTGTTGTTGTCCACGCTCAGTCCGTAGACACTACTGGCGGCACTAACTTCTTGAGCTTTGATTGTGCGGGCACTGATGCTTATGAAACAGGCAGCGTTATCGAAAGCCGTACAGGCGCAGCAGTTGTGTTTGATACGTCTACTGCGGGGGAAACTTTGTTGAAGTTTACTCCAGCAGGCGCAGCAACAAACTTGTTCAGCATTGGTTCTTACATCTACTTTACTTGCACAACAACAGGTCTGTGGAATGTTTCGTTTAACTTCCAGCCGATTGGCGCAGGTACTACTGGTGCTTTTCTTTTTGCAACCTAATGTTTAATTTGGCGGGGTTAACGCCCCGCCTTCATTTATAGGAGGGTTCTGTTATGGCAGGCTCAGACATTACCGCTACAACGGTAGAAGGAAGCATTGTATCTGGCGTATTTGATCCTGCCTCCACCACGTTTATCGCGGCGGCAGCAAGACCAAATTTGGTGTTTACGTTAGCTAATACCTTTTTCGCTACGTCCAATGCCGACACTGCCCGTAGAATATCTGTCACCACTACGGGGACAAATGATAATAACAAAACGGTAACTATCGTTGGACTGGATTTGAATGACAAGACTATAACAGACATCATAACTTCTACGGGTTCTGCGGCAACTGTTGATGGGGTTAGGTTCTTTAAAAAAATTGTTTCTGCAACGTGTAGCGCCCAGTACGCCGCTAACGTTTCTTTGGGGATAACGGACTTAGCCACCAGTTCATTACTTACAGGAAGGACTAGGCTGAAGGCGTTTACCACTATTTCCAACGCGGCTTCCACAAGGATAGAATTTATCAACGGGACAGCCCCCGCAGACGATGGTGCCGAGGCAGTGTTTATCACAAGAACCAGTGGCGTTGCTAACGCAGCAGACGATGTTTATATTCCAGAAGAAGGTGTTCTGTTTAAAAATAATCTGATGATCCAGTTTAATGTTTCTGGGGCAAAAATGGTTACCGCGTTCCACGCTTAACGGAGGTTTTGTTATGGGTAAGATTGATAAGTCCAAAATGGCTTGCAACAAGCCTAAACGAGACATTCAAGGCGGCAAAAAGTCTGTAGTTAAAGCGTGTGCCAATGGCAAAGAAAAGATTGTACGGTTTGGCGACGCCAATATGACTATCAAAAAGTCAGACCCTAAACGTCGCAAGTCGTTTAGGGCAAGACATGGGTGTGATACAAAGAAGCTAGACAAATTATCTGCTCGTTATTGGTCCTGCAGCAAATGGTAAGGAAGGCAAGTTATGGCAATGTCCCGGTCTCAAATGAGCCAACAAATTTCCAAGCCCCCTTCGGAGAAAACTAATGCCAAAAGACGCATGTTACAAAAAGGTCAAGGCTCGGTACAAGGTTTTCCCAAGCGCCTACGCCTCGGGAGCAATAGCAAAATGTCGAAAGGTGGGCGCGTCAAACTGGGGCGAATCTTCTAATAATCGTAAACGGCCTGTCAAAAAGAAGTTAAACGAGGGTGGTTTTATAGCTCTTGGCTGTGGCGATGTTGTAGAGAATAGACGCAAAGAAACGAAGACCTACTGATGGATGTTCGCAAATCAAAAAAAGGTTCGGACTTAAAGCGTTGGTTCAAAGAAGACTGGGTAGATGTCAAGACGGGCAAGCCTTGTGGACGGAAGAAGGGCGAGAGTCGCGGCACTCCATACTGCCGTCCAAGTAAGAGGGTGAGTTCGGAAACTCCTAAGACGTCAAAAGAAATGACAGCGACGGAAAAACGTAGTAAGATACGCGAGAAGAATAAGCTTGGACAACCCGCGGGCAAGCCCCGTAGAGTGTCCGCAGCGAAACGTAAAACGAAAACCTACTGAAGGAGTAATGTGATGCCCGGTGGAACTAATAGGACTATGGCGGACAGAAAGCGTAAAGAAGCACAAGAGGCACAAGCACGGCAAGAGCAGCGTGAAAAAAGGATGGCTGAAAGTGAACTCAAGGAGTTAGAGACTCAGGCTCATTTTGCTCGTCGGTTTAAAAAACTCATGGACACTGGAGCCCCACGTTTCGACTCTGCTCCATCTTTGAAGTTTGACCCCGTTGGAGGTGAAAGTGATAGAGCGGACCAAGCCCGTGCACATTTACGAAGAACGGGCAAGTTCCAAGAGTTAGAAGCCAGTACTCCAAATGCGAAGTCTAAAAAACGCTTCATGAACGGCGGCGCGGTTATGTCTGGCCGCGGTGTACGCGACACAAAGATGAGTTGATAGAATGACAACATCAAACTCAAGGGATTTTAATCTCGATGTAGCTGAAGTTATTGAAGAAGCATACGAGCGGTGCGGGCTAGAGATGCGCACCGGGTACGATGCTAAGACGGCACGTCGATCATTGAATCTTATGTTTGCTGAGTGGGCTAACCGCGGGTTAAACCTGTGGACTGTGAAGCAGGGCACGATCACCTTAACTCAAGGTCAGGCGCAAGAAACATTACTTGATGATGTTGTTGATTTGTTGGACGTAGTTCTTCGCCGCAACAATACTGACTTTACGGTGGAGAGAATTAGTCGTGGGGACTATTCAACCTTTCCAAACAAAACTACCCAGGGAAGGCCTAGTCAGTACTGGTTTGATCGGCAAGTTGCTCCGATTATAAACCTGTGGTCCGTCCCAGAGAACTCCACCGACCAGTTAGTTTATTACTATGTTCGGCGGATTCAAGATGCGGACACTCTAGTGAACACGACGGACATGCCGTTCCGGTTTTTCCCTTGTATGGTAGCGGGGTTGGCGTACTACATTTCTATGAAGCGAGCTCCCGAGCGTCTCTCGATGTTAAAATCAGTGTACGAAGAAGAGTTCCAACGGGCTGCGGACGAGGATTCAGGTCGAACTTCTTTGAAACTTCAACCTAGTTCAAGTTATTTGAGGGTGTAATGTCATACGCTGCGGGAAATAAAGCTTGGGGAATATCAGATCGATCAGGGCGTAGATACCGTCTGCGTGAGATGAAGGTCGAGTGGACGGGTGCCAAGGTGGGCCCCGACGAGTTTGACCCAAAACAGCCCCAGTTGAAAGCACCTAAAGTAGGGCCTGACCCGCAGGCTCTGAGAAATCCTCGACCCGAGACTAATCTATCGGAGCAGAGAAACATACAGTACGGATGGAACCCTGTTGGGGGGCCAGCAACTAATGGAATTAATCCCCCTGATGCTCTAGAGGCGAACGGGTCGGTAGGATCGGTTACGGTGACAACATGAGTTTTACATACACGCAGTTAAAAACGGCCATACAAGATTACACTGAGAACAACGAAACTTCTTTTGTACGAAACCTGCCTTTGTTCATTCGTCTTACTGAGGAACGCATTCTTAAAAACGTTCAGCTACACTTGTTTCGCAAGAACGTGGCGGGGTCTATGTCCCAGAACGATAAATTCTTAGCGGTCCCCAGTGATTTTTTAGCTCCGTTTGCTTTGTCTTTTACAAACGGTGCTAGCGGCACTACCTTTGTGGATTATAAAGATCCTGAGTTTATTCAGTTGTACACTCCAAATTCAACTACAACCGGAGCTCCTAAATATTATGGTATGTACGACTTAACCAACTTTATCTTGGCTCCAACACCAGACGTTGGCTACGATGCAGAGCTTCATTATTTCTACAGACCTAAGAGTTTAACTAAAAGCAGCTACACGTTGACGCTCACAAACGTAACGGGAACTTTCACTTCAAGTGACACCATTACGGGCGGCACAAGCGGGGAAAGCAGTGGCGTAAACTCTGTTCCTTCAAATACATCGTTAGTAGTTATAATTCCTAGCAGCAACTATGCCGTTGGTGAAACTATTACGGCTAGTCCAAGCGGGGCTACTGGGGTAGTTTCTGCGGTGGGGGCCGATACAGAAGTGTCATGGCTGAGTGAGAACGCAGAACTAGCGATGATGTACGGATCTATAGGCGAGGCGTACACTTATATGAAAGGTGACCCCCAGTTGATGCAGTCGTACACGCAACGGTTCAACGAGGCGTTAATTAGGTTGAAGAACCTGGGCGAAGCTCAAGAGGTTACGGACGAGTACCGCACGGGTCAGATCATCCGAAACAAAACGTAAGGAATTTATCGTATGAACAACATGTCTTTCCCAGTTTCAATGCCTAACGATTTTAAAGTTGAAGTTGTCACCACCAACAACCGGGGGTTTACCCCAGAAGAAGTTGCGCACCAGTGTGTAAACAAAATTGTGTCTGTTTCAGAAAACGCGCATCCTACTCTACGCGCTCA